CACCTGGATCAGGGCCTGCGCCCAGTGATCCTTGTTCGTGTCGGTGATCTGCGCGGTGGTGATCCCGGCCGCGTTCAGCGCGCCCAGCGCCGCGGTGTTGTTCCCGTATTCCTTGCTCAGCCCGGCGAACCGGCCGGTGACCAGCTTCTGCTGGTCGTTCAGCTGGACGAGGCCCTCGGCATAGTGACGGCTGGCGTTGTCCAGGTTCTGGACGGCGGTGCCGTTGGAGTTTAGCGCCCCGGCCCGGCCGGCGTTGACGACCGTGTTCTCCTTGATCGCCTGGTTCAGGTTCCGGGTGGCCGACGCCAGCCGGGCGGCGGTGACGGCCTGGGTCTGCTGGATGACGGTGGCGACGTTGGCCAGCGGGGCGTTCTGGATCGTGTCCTGCATGGTCGCGTTGAACTTCTGCGCTTCATCCCTGCTGGTGGCGATCGCGTGGACGAGGGTGATCAGCGCGGCGGCGGCGGCGACGACCCAGAACGTGGTCGGGATCTTGGTCAGCAGGTTCTGCGCGTCAGCCAGCGCGATCGAGCCTGCCGCGGCCACGCCCTCGGACTTGGCCAGGGACAGCAGCGCGCCGCCGTACGCGAGGGCGCCCTTGACCCCGTTGAGCATCCCGAGGGCGAACGCCTTCAGCGAGTTCAGCCCGACCAGGGTGACGGCCTCGTTGAACTTGCCGAAGGCGGCGACCAGCTTGACCACGCCGGCTACCAGGGCCAGGCTCACGGTGACCGCGAGGCCGCCGTAGATGAAGAACCCGTGCAGGAGCAGCCCGGCGGCGATGACCGGCTCGGCGAACTGGGTGAAGGCCTCGATCACCTTGGTGATGGCGTCCCCGACTGTCAGCAGGAGTTCCGCGTAGCCCGGCACGGCCCGGAACACGGCGCCGAAGATGCCGCCCAGGTTGCCGATGGAGTCGCCCAGCTTGGCGACGTCATCAACAGCGTGCTCCATGAACTTGTTGACCCCGCCGCCGGTCGTGACCGCGAAGACGAACCGGGCGGCCAGCTGGTCGAGCACCCTGCCGGTCCCGGTGGCGACCTGGTTGAAGGCCCCGCCTCGCTTGTTCATGACCAGCAGCGCGTCGCCGAACAGCTGGTAGACCTGGGGCTTGACCGCCGCGGCCAGCTGGTTGAAGTGGTTGGTCAGCGGCGGGACGGCCTGGCCGGTGGCGTCCATCACGGTGTGGACGGCGAGCATCCGGTTGTAGATGGCCTTGCCCGCGTCGGCCCCGGCCACGCCGAAGGCGGTCACCGCGATGATGGCCGGCGCCCACACCGCGACGACCTCGATGGCGGCGTCGATCAGCAGGTGCCAGACCGCCACCGAGGTGAACATCTTGGGCAGCAGCTTGTTGAAGACCCCGCCCATCAGGGTGATGTGGCCGGTCAGGATCTTCCAGCCGTACGACGCCGCGGTGCTGCCCCGGTTCATCGAGGAGAAGAACGCGCCCATGGCGGTGCCTGCTACGGGCACGTCCTTCTTGCCCAGGTTCTCCACGATGTGCTCAAGGCCGAGCAGCGCCGACTCGGACGCGAGCACCTTGGCCGGGTCGAGGTTGGCGCCCAGCTTGATGTCCTTGGCCTGGGCCTGCAGCCCGGAAAGGCTGGCCTTGACCACCTCGATCTGGGTCAGGATCGCCTTGCTGTCGGCGGCCAGCTTCACCGCCCTGGCGTTGCCCCCCAGCTCCCGCAGCCGGGCGTCGATCAGCTTCAGCTTGGCCTCGGCGTCCTTGATATCGACGCGGGCCTTCAGCTTGCCCGTGTTCAGGTCGTCCTGGAGGTGGTAGGCCTTTTTCCGCAGGTCGGTGATCTCGGCCGCCGCCCGCTTGGTGTCGACGTCGGCCTGCAGGTTGCTCATCTGGGCCTGCAGGCCCTTCAGCTTGGCGACCTCGCCGGCGATCTGGGCGTCCAGTTTCTTCGCGTCCGCCGTCATGGTCAGCCCGCGCATCTGCTTGGCCAGGGTGAGCACCCGGGCCTGGACGGAGGCTATCTTGGACTCGGCGTCCTTGGTGGTCGCGCCGGCGCGCAGCCCGGACAGCTGCTTGCTCAGCGCGGCGACCCGGGTCTGGAACGAGGTGATCGCGACCTGCGCGCCCTTGGTGTCCGCGCCGATCCGGACCTTCGGGTTGAACCCGGCCAGTTCCTTCCTGACCTGGGCGTCCGTCAGCGACCGGAACAGCCGCGTGTCCGGGCTGATCGTGATGTAGGCGTCAGCGAGCTGCCGTCCGGCCATCTAGTACCTCGCCACGATCTCGTCCAGGGCGGTGGTCAGGAACGGGTACTTCCGGTCCATCTGCTCGGCCGGGTACTCCAGGAAGATCGACGGGTTCCCCGCCGCGTTGACGCCGCCGTAGAGCCCGCCCAGGCTGCCCCGGACCGGCCCGTGCACCGCGATGCTGGCCTTGGTGAAGCCGGGCACCCTGGCGCTGGAGCCCCGGCCGGCCCGGTGGCGGCGGTCGCCGGGCACGTTCCGGACCCGGACCATGGAGCGCGCGATCTGGGCGGCCTCGGCGGACAGCTCGGCGATGAGCCGCCCGACCGGGCCGTCGACCGAGTTCAGCTCCTCCTGGATCGCCTGCTCGTGCCAGCGGATGGCCAGGCTCACCGGAAATCCTCGTCCCTGGTCATCCAGCCCGGCACCCGGCCGTCTTCCGGGACGTCCACCGGAGCACCGGGATCGGCGAACCTCATCCCCATCTCCTCCTGGTAGCGGCGCAGGTCCTCCAGCGCGACCTGCTCCGGGTCCTCGGTCATGCCGATCTCGGCGTCCAGCGCCTCCAGCTCACCGGCGCTCTGGCACAGGTCCGCCCGGATCGAGTAGGCGACGTTGCACGCCTGCCGGACGGTCAGCGCCTGGAGCCCCGGCGCCCCCGTGCGGAGGAGCGCGCCGTCGACCCGTCCCGAATGGACCGCCGTCCAGGCGAGGAGGTAGAGGGCTGCTCGGTAGGGCGGCCTGAGATCAGCTCGATCACCCTGCTGATGACGTCCAGCAGCTCGTCGGCGTCCGCCTTGGTGTCGATGGCGTGCTGCTCGAACCGCTTCCAGTCGCCCGGGTCGAACTCGGCGCAGTCGCTCTCGTCGCCGGCCTTGCACGCCGGGCACTTCCCGCAGGCCGGGTTCCCGCAGTCGATGCAGTCCTTCAGCATCGAGTACATGGCGGCCAGCGCGCCCGGGTCTGACGTGCTCATGTCCGCGTGCGCGGAGAACTTGAGCAGCGGCATCAGGCCGATCTTGTCCGCGATCCGGAACCGGTCGCCCATGAACTCCACGGTGCGCGCGGACGTGACGATCGTCCCCTCGGCGATCTCCACCTCCGCGGCGGGCGGCGGCTGGGGAACCTGGGCGGCCTCGCCCTGGATCTTCGCCAGCTCCTGGTCGAAATCGATGTCCAGCCCTGCATCCTCGGTTTCGGGCATGCCCGGCTCCTCTCGCGTGCTCGGGGGCAGCTCCCGCAGGCGGGCCGTGCCGTGATGACGGGTCTCCGGGGCGCGGTCCCACGTTCCGCGCCCCGGAGTCTGCTAGGTGCCCGGCAGGCCGTACTGCGGGTACCGGCTGATCTTGGACGCTGCGTTCCAGGTGGACTTCAGGCTCACCACGGCCGTGACGCCGCCCGCCAGGGAATAGTCGGGAAGCACGGTGCCGAAGAAATACTGCGGGACCGGGGACATCTGGGCGGCCAGGTTGGATGGGTAGAGGTAGAAGTTCCTCGGCAGGCCGTCGACGGCCGCGACGTACGTCTGGGCCGTGGCGGTGTCGTAGAAACCGCTGAAGTCTCCCGAGGCGTCCGGGAGTCCTGCGACGTAGATGAGGTTGGTGTCGAGCATGGCGGTCACGTCGACCTTGGCGACGGTGAAGTTGATGCTCCAGTCGCTCAGGAACGCCATGGGCGATGCCGTGGGGTTCGGGCCGCCGATGGGGTCTACGGAGACGTACGCGACGCCATTGCGGCCGTGGATGCGGGACAACTGTGCTCCCTGAAATGGAATAGGGAGCCGGCTCCACCATCCGTGCTGTGGGGGCAGCTACGGGGCCACGGCCATTCGGTTACCACCACGGTAACGGGTCAGTTCATGAACTCGCGATATCCTGGGCACAGAGGCCCGGCCCGTGCTGGAGCGGCCCGCCCCGGAGAGACAGCGGGACAGTACGCTCATCAGAAGTCAGCACGGTACGGGCCTCAGCCATGGACGAGGAACGCTGGCGGCCGGCACGCGGGTACGCCGGCTTCTACGAGGTGTCCGATCTCGGCAGCGTCTACTCGATGCCCCGGGCGGCCACTGCCGGAGGGCTGCTCGCCGTCCAGCTGAACTCGCGCGGGTACCGGGTGGTGACCCTGGCCAAGTACGGGCGGACCCGGACGGTCATGGTAGCCCGGCTGGTGCTGGAGGCGTTCGATTCCCCGGCCGCCGGGAGGCGCGCGAGACACGGGCCGAAAGGCCGGGCAGACGATAGCCTGGACAACCTGAGCTGGAGGTAGTCCGTGGAACGCAGGCAGGTCCCCCTGAAGATCGTCCCCGACGAGATCGCCCGGCCGCCCGGCACCACCACGGTCCGGTTCGGCGGCGGGGTCGCGCAGCTCCCGAACGGGAGCCAGTTCCAGATCGCCGCAGGCTCGATCACGGTCAACCTCGATGCCAGCAGCCTGAACTTCACCGCGGCCCGGCTGCAGGAGCTGGCCGAGTTGATACGGAG